CTTTTGGTTGGGATTTCCAAAACTCGACCCCGTCTGATGCTGCTAGATATCCACGATCTTTTTGGTCAGCGATGCTAAGCTTGAATCGTTTGATACTCGAATATGCTGATTTTGTAGTGTACGGAGAAGTCGATACCATTGTTTTTGTATCAACCACAGCAACAGAGCAGTCCAATACAATACAATTCTCGGGATGGTAACCAAGCATTGAGAAATCTATGAACAGAAACTTATCCTTCATTGGACGTACCTGTTTTGTATAAATCAAGTTCCATCTGCTTCGTTGTGCCGTTCTTTGTGCGTCCATAGTCGCCGTCATACATCTTCAACGCTTCTGCCTCAAACAACACAAATTGAGCAATTCGAGTACCTTGTTTGACTCTGATAGGGCCTGTTGTAACATGCAGTGCACCGCCAACATTCCCACTATATCCCGTATCATAAACACCTGACGTGATGAACACTCCATTACGATTGAACGAGGAACGAATTACCAACCACCCTGCCTCACCGTCCCCAATGGTGACATCGCTACTCATTGCGACGTCATATACACCAATGTGCAGGTTAAAATAGCCATCATCATCAACCTCTACATCAATGCGATCACGGTGCAGTTTTTTATCCTCATCAATCACGAAAATTGTGGGTGACAAAGCAATAACTCTGTCCAATCGCATGTCGACCGCATTGGAGCTTATCATCTCTACATCAACGTTGGTCGCAGTACTGTTGTTTTGCTCGCTAGCTATGTGTCTCATCATGGTTGCTTACGCTCCTTGTCTGTAAAATGTGTTAGAAGGATTATGTAATGCATCGACTTGAGAAGGTCCTTCCGGTTGATACCTTCTTTACGTCCAAGTCTCATCAGATACTTGATGGCTGTCCCTTGACACATTTCACTGGCAATGTTCAATGATTCCCACACATCGATTGTTTGTATCTCCTCCTTACCAACATAGTGTTGAGAATAAGTACTTGCGACGTACTCTCCTAAGTCACGGAGTATTTCTTGCTCACTAAACTTATATTTGATAGTAGACGTATCACTTTGTGGGCTGACTGTCGTCTCAACTTTCGTCTGGCAGGGGTTATCTAATTTATCTCGCAAAGTCAGTCTCCATGTTAATAAGGTTGTCGATGTAATCGCAATTCGTCTTTGCAAGATCGATCAGGGTCGAATCAGTGCACACTGTATCAAAATGTACCTCGGGCTCATACTTGCCATTCACCAATCCTGAAGGACTGTTGTCAAATCCAATGTTGTTCAATCCTGCCCACACAGCAGCAGAGCTATCCCACGTGTTGATATACCCAAGGTGATCTTTGACCAGAGATATTTCATTAGGACCGTCGATCATTCCAAGCATGTGTACACGCTTGTTGTTGTCTTGGATCTTTTGTACAATCCCACGATCAACAAGGATGTTCAGAAAGTGCCATCTGGAAAGAAACCGTTGAAGCTTATTACCTTGCTCTACGCCATATGCATTCGGTATAGCAAGAATGGACACTCCAATGTAATCTACGTGTCTAGATTCAGCGGCCCATGCAAATCCATCGATTAGATCTTCGATGTCGCCAACATTCGACTGTGGGACAAAGAATGTCCCAAACCCACCATCCCTGATTTCTCGACTAGTTTCAACGGCTTTGTCAATTGTTTTTTGACCTGGCTCAGCAGGATAGTCCGACATTACAATGTAATCAGCACTGACTGTTGTACCCATCTCTACAAGTTTAGACGAAGGATACATAGGCGACCCTTGCTTGAACATCTCAAACCCGCCATTGTCAAGAATTGTCACACTCTCAGGATTCTCAAACTTTTCGTCCCCATACCACTGTGCATAACGCGGATCTGATTCGACAAGATGTGCCAACACGAGATGGGTCTTTCTTCCTTTAGCAAAGTTGTCGAGGTGGGGAGTGGGTGTAATGTGGCAAAAGTCTGTCATGCAGTTCTCCATGTTGTAAATACAAACAAGCGGAGATCATCAATGCTCTCCGCTTGTCAATTCTGGTTATTGGTAGATTGAAGTAGAGCCGTTCTCGCCATCTTCAGATATTTCGATGTGGATACCACGGTCAGGATATCGCGCTGATATCTTCTCTGCAAGGTCATCAGAAATCATCTCACAGCTTTTGTAGTCTAACTGCAAGGCACCGTCACCATACAACGATTCGAGCCAACGTTTGAATTGAATAAATTCAATGTCACGATCGTTGTGAAAGACGTCAATAGCCACTTTGATATGAAAAATGTGACGGTGTGGATAGCCCAAAAAGCTGACATCGTACTCATCACCTGTAGCGAGTTTTGGATCAGTCAGCGCAGCTGGATATTTGTGGACACCTTCTCGCTGAAACTTTACCCAAATACGGTTTGTAATTTTACTTAGCATCATACATCTCCATTATATAGAAAATGATGCAGGACAGAACCTACATCATTTTGATTATCGTTCGTCGGTTTGTTATTAGTCGATTTGCGTAACAGGAACCATGGTCATTCCTTGGTTGTTGTCAACTTCAACTTTTGCATAAGATCTGCCGCCGCGGTTCTCAAGACCTTTATAACGGCCAGTTGTTTTGACACCCTTGGTGTTTGTAAAGGATACAGGATCACCTTTTTTCATCTTTTGCACACGCTTTTTAGCTTTGTCATATTCTGCAGGCGCGTCCTCGGAAAGCTTGACTTTGATTGATTCTTCGATAAGTTGTTTGATTGACATGTGTATTTCTCCTGTCGTTTGACTACATTAGCATTCTTGTCTATTTATGTGAAAACTACACTACACTACACGGTTATCTGGAAACAGTGCAAGCTGTGCTGCAATCCGGTCAAGTTCATTGGGAGTAGAGGCTTTGCGGATTGTAGACTGAAAGCGTTTGACGTTTTGGCTATTCTCGCCTTTAGCGACAAATTCTTTCACAGCTTTCAAGAGAATCTGTTGTTTTTCGTCTGCTGATTGTGCTGCCCATACTTTTTTTGCTACGTCGCTGTAATCATTCAGAGTTTTCATTCGATATGTCCTTTGGTTGATGCTTCATGATACCATTTATAGCGACGAAAGTCAACACTGGTACTCATGAATGTAGGAAGATTATCACAATAAAGTATCCTATCACCTCCTTTTTTGAGATAGCCTTTTAAGATTTTTGTGTCACACCATGCCATCCATTGGTGTGAATTGTCAACAAAGAACATTCGATGTGTATTGACAGGTTCAAGTAATTTGTCATTGAGCATGACACAACCTCCTGAATTGAATGGAACGACAGTGCCTGTATAACCATTTGACCACTTCGGGTTCTTGAATCTTATCGTGTTGTCACCTGTTCTGTAGCATTCCCATCTCCATTTGATAATTGCATATACTGCAGTCTTTACTGCACCATCCAATTGTCGATCAACCAATTCTTCCACAATTATGTTCCTTCGATTATTTTGTATACTTCAACTTTCCACAATCATACACCTTTAAAAACCCATGATCAAGTGCGTTCTGATGCTCTGTCAATTCGGGACAAAAAGTGTCAGGATATTTTGCTTGGAGTTTAGCCCTTGTCATTTGTCTCCGAGGGATTCTCCTCTTTGTAGCTCTACAGTAGTAAGTGTAATCTGGTTTTGTCTGATGAGCCAGATTCATCCCCGACTTTTGATATATGTTGTTTTCAAAATCAGTCCACAACAAATCAGCATACGTGTAGACGTTAGTGACATTTGACATTATTTTTGATAGTCCACCCACAACAGGGAGTTTTGACGCAAATCTTGTAAGGTCGTGACTGTCACCATACCGTTTAAATGTCGCAACAGAAACCAACTGACCCTCATGCTCGAGGCCTATGTTGAAAGAGTGATTGACATGCCCTTGAATGTGATGATGCTCGAGAAACTCCTTACAATCAACATCATATACTACTTTTGTCTTTCTTGCCCCTATAGATGTGTCTGATGGCTCCAAAAGAGACATGATTTTTCGTCGGATTAGATCTGGACCATCTCTTAGATCATCTTCAAATAGGTGGATCAATCTTATGCCATTGTGTGCAGCATCTTTCTTTTTGTCTAAATGATAATTTGTAGGTTTGAATTTCTCAGAATGCCAATAACAACCGTTTATTTCAAACCCTATGTTATAATCAGGGAGAAAGATATCAATCTCCTTGCGGTCACTTAACAATGTTCTATCATTGAATATAGGGGAATAATCGGCTAGCCATCCACTAACTAAATGCTCGTAGGATGAAGGTTGTCCAATTCCCTTTCTCAGAATGTCGAAACTATCAAGCATCTCTGCTACAATAGGGTGGCTACATCCTAGAAATTCGCCCATTTGCTCGAGTGACATCGTTTTATAAAGTTCCTCCAACAGAACTTTGTCGTAAAGACCTTCAATGTTTTCTCTTGGCGTTCCTTTTGTAAACACGCCCAGTTTGCGTATTTGTGTGTTGATTGTGTGATTCTTGACATTGTATTTTTTCGCAATTTGTGGTATTGTGTATTGCTCTCTTAGTTTACGTAGAGTATCAGCACTCTGTATATCTATATGAATCTCTACATGCGTGTTTCTTTTTGTGTCTTCTCCAGACTGTTTAATAATGTCTGATGCTGTCTGAATGCTACAGCCAATTTGTTTTGAGCATTGTGTAACATTAGAACCGCTATGCCACTGTTTCAATATCTGTGTTTTGACACTCTCTGTATCGAACTTAAACTTGTCAAACTTTTTGTACTTTTTGGCCCACTTGGTTACAGTAGAGGGTGCGTGTCCTGTAATTGCTGATATTCTAACAATTGTCTCGCACGTATCGAATAGGATAGGATCGAAAGGGATTGATTTAATTGCAACAAGATTGCTAATTCTCACAAACCTTCGAACAGAATCAACTGGAACCTCTAACCTATCTGCAACGACTCTACAATTGATAACTCCACTAATATAATCGTCCTGAAACTCACAGAACCTACGCGTGACAATATCATAGAATGTCTCTTTCAAGGTTACACCCCAACGATCTGCAAGCTCCTGCACAGACGAGGATGATACGCCGTACGTATTTGCAATGGAAGAGAAGCTCTCCCCTGAATCAATTAGATCCTGAAAAGAGCTTCTAGTAAGAACAGACGTAAGTGTTCCTCTCTTAGACACTATGCGCGATTACCTGCAAACTGCTGCTGCATCTTCACATTGTCAAAGAACTCTTGCTTGACACTTTGGTTGAAGAATTGTCCCCTAAGTTCCGTTGTCTGAGTCAATGAGCTGTTTGCCATCACTCCTCGTGTGGAACAACATCCGTGTGTAGCTTGGATGTAGACAGCAACATCGCGCGTTTCTGTTGCCTTGCTGATCTCGTTAGCAATGTCCATCGTCAACTGTTCTTGGAGTGTTCCACGACGTGCTGCATGCTGAGCAATACGAATATACTTCGAGAGTCCGATCACACTTGACGATGGTAATACTCCGATGTATGCTACACCTTGAACGTCCTTGTGGTGGTGACTACACATTGAGTGGATCTCTGCACGAACAACAATCATTCCGCCATACCGTGTATCAGGATCAGTGTTTGGGAATGAAGTTACAGGTGGTGGTGGTGCGTAGCGACCTTGCATCGTTTCGTTGATGTACATCTTTGCAAGACGTTTTGCTGTTCCCATTGAGTTTGGATCTGTGTTGCGATCGATAATTAGGGAGTCGAGTACACCTTCAAACTTAATAGCCAATTCATCGATCAGCATGGCCGTTTCACCTTCTTCAATGAATGTCGATATGTTGTCATTTGCCCAGAAACGGCTATTACTATCTTCTAGCCGCGCTCGTATTGTATCGGAGATTGATTTGTTTTCTTTCGTCATGTTTGTAGTGCCTTTCAGATTGTGTTTTATGTCAGTGGAAAGGAGCGAGGACTGACACACTCGGCCAACAGAAAAACCTTACGGTGCAACCTGTTGGAAAGTCTTGTTGCTTTCTATTGTTGTTCCCATGGGAACGTGGCCCACGGTGCATCAGCCTGCAACATCATAGCTGTCACACCACTGTTGAATATGCTGTCTACTTTTGTAACAAGTGATGCATACATGACGTTGTCTGTGCCACCATACGCACTGCTTATTGAGCTAAAAGTATGACCAGTATCATTGATATCATCAACAAATACAACTCTTTTACCTGCTTTTATGCTTTCTTTTAGTGTGGAGTTGTGCTCGCACTTCTGCACATCACGTGTTTGCCAGACAATAGTTTGAAGTGGTACCTCAAGATGGTGTGATAGGTAAAGAGCAGGAAGAAGCCCCCCTCTTGTAATTCCTACAATAATGTCAGGACGATGTGTCTCAACGTGCGTCCTCAGGTGTTTGCACATAACATCAATATCATTGTAGCTGATATACATTTTAGCGACTATGCTCATTTACGTGCTCCTATTGTAAGCGGAATGAACGACAGATCTGATTGAACGTAGCAGATCTGTCGTTTGTGTGTTACGCTAAACTAGCATAGAGGTGGATCTGAAGATTGAGAACGTAACCATGTTCGATGCAGTATTGTGCTGCATATTCATGATTGCGTTGATTTGCACTCATGTCCAACAATCCAGGTTCCCAGAAGCTAATCACCTCATCGACTGTAGATCTTTCTCCGATCTCAATTCTGTTTGCTCCACTGTTCCGCAACTCCTTACTCTTTATTGGCTCGTCGTTGTATACGTTCATTGGACTGATGTAGATTGGCTTGTTTGTCTTTTTGTGCCATTCTTGTGCCCACTCTGGGATTGAGCTGTATGGACTGTCCGGATCCGCTTCCATCACGAACTTCAAACAATCTGCATCGATCATGTTGTCTTTGTGTGGTTTGATGTACTTGCCCATCATTCCACCCTTCTCAATGCACTTTGGACTCATAACCAAAGTCGTTGTTTTCGGAATGCTTGCTTGATGAACGATCCCATTAGACTCGATTTGAGTATTCTTAAATACCTTATTCATCCGTTCCAACAGCGGTCCAATATTCTTCTGTAAGAGAGGTTCGCCACCCGTCATTACAAGAACCATTTGCTTTTTAATTCCCAGAACCGGATCATGCAAAGTCCAATTAGGACGATTTATTCCTTTGTCTGAATAGAATTTGTCTATTGCTGTTTCTATGTGAGCATCAATCTCATCGAACGTCATCCAATCACCATCATCAAAGAACGTGTCACAAAAACTACATGCTAGATTACATTTTGCTAATCTAACAAAGAAAGCTGGTTCACCTCGGAACGGCCCTTCTCCTTGTAAAGTCATGAACATCGATGTGACGAATAATTTGTGTTCTTCTACGTCCTTAAAATATTTCTGTCCTACTATCTCGTTTTGCCCAAACATGTATAATTGTCCTTATTTATTGAGTGTTAAATTTTCATCGATCAGTTGAAACTGTGTGTGGTTCACTTTACGGTGCGCCACGAGAACAGTCATAACATCTTATATTTTGTTTCTGTTGTACTTTTATCTGAATAGGTTACAATTTTTGTTAGATGTGATTAGGATCCAAGACGCTCAATCGCATCGCGTGGCGCTTCCCAATCCCACCGCGATTTGATAGGAAGAGTTTCATGGCCACTGTCAATCTTACTGTTTGCATCTGCAAAGGCTGTTTGTTTATCTACTTCGCACATTGCATCGTTGCGGTTGTGCTCATATACACGTACGCGCTCTACGTAACAGCGTCCGTCCGTTACCTTATATACGTAATGGTTGACGTGTTCCCAGATAAACAGTGAGCTCATTTCCATAGATACGCCGCTTGGCAATACTCGCAACGTGCCAAGTATGCCACCAGGTGCTGTCAGTTCAGACGTGATTTGTCCAAGTCTCGGATCGTCGGCAGGAAGGACTGTGACATGATCGAAGTAGTATTCGAGGAACTGTTTGACAGGACCAAGTTCGCCAAACGGAACGATCCATCCATGTTGATCAATTTCTCCTGCAAATGTAAACTCAACTTCACGATCATATCCGTGAACACTTGCACAGTCGCCAGGTGTCCCGTCAGGATTCTTGTCAAAATATTGTGCATGACCACATGGAAGGTACTTAAATACCTTCGTCGCCTTAATCTGTATTGCCATTGTAATTACTCCTTTGATAGTCGGTCGGAGTGTTTAGAGAGGGTCGATCCGTAGTCCTCTTGTTTGATCTATTATACACCAACGCCGTAGTTGACATCAACAAAATTGTCGGAGATAGACGTGCCGTAATATCTATACCAACGAGGTTTAGATTGGATTCGTTCGACGACTCTTGCTACATTCACAGCGAGATCTACACTGTTAGGAACCCAATCTTGCCACAGGCCCTCAGCTCGTTGAAACACTGTCCAATCTATCACCCTTTCTTCTGGTTTCATGTTGTAACCACGTTTACGCAACTCGGCAACGAGGCTATGGTACCTGTTAAAAAGATACAGGCCTTTGTCATAGTGAAAGGTTACGTGTCCCTTATTTAGCGTATAATTCTTAGGGATTCGTCCTTTGACTAGTCCACTTTTTGAGTCTAATGTGCGTCTCAGAGATGCATTGACCATAGGCAATTCCCTATATTCAGCCATTGCATGTTGGTCTGTCAGTTTCGACGGAGGTATCACATTAATTCTTGTCATTTTAACAATTCCAAAGGTAAGTAGTGTCCGAATACTGGGTTTTGAGAACGTCTTCTGACATTCTATCAATCATATTTGCTTCTCCTTGAATATCGCCTTCAAGTTGTACAGTGTCAACGTAATGCTCCATCGCTTTTTTGATGGTCTCAAGTTGGTTGGTGTCCATCTCAATGATAATTTTACTCATTGTATGCCCCTTGTTGGTGTTGCTCGTACTAATAGTGTATGTGCAACCTGGAGCCATGTCAAGCGAAAAAGTCTTCCAATGTGTCCACCTTTGTGGCAGACCACCCCAATGAATCGAGAATGTTTTGAATTGGATCTAAGAACACTTTTGAGAACTGTTTCTCTCTATCAACGTAAATGTCTATTTCCATTTCTGTGGGAGGACTCTCAATGAACGAGATTATATTTTCGCGAAGAGGATTCGGCAGCTTCAAATACACAAACTTGATCTTGTCTCCTGACTGTATTAGGGGATAACGGTTAACGAGGTCATTATCCACAGTCCACTTGTTTGATAGAAGACAACCACGGATGTGAATTGGACAGGCCTTCTTGTATATCGTTCTTGGATCTGCATAGCCATCCACGTCGTTGGTTCCAGAGACCTTGGCTATATGCTGAACAGGCAGACTAAAAAACTCCTCCTTGAAGTCTCTTATAAATTCCTGAGTCTCAGATTCACCTTGTGTGACAATAATCTTAAACGCCTCAAAGAACTTCTTTCTACAAATTTCAGGCGTAGAGCTTCTTGCTGCATCAATGCCCGTGACAGACACTTTTGGCTCATCATAGTGAACACCCTCGCTGTTAAGGACATTTAAGATGTATCGCTTCTTTGCAACAAAGATGGCTTTGTCTGCAATCTTTTCACGCTTCATTTTCATTGCGTTACGATATGCGCCCATTCTTTCAGCTAAATCATCATATGCATCATCAAGCAACGGTTCAATCTTTTCTTTACATACCTTATCAATAAAAGACTCGCCTTGCTCGCGCGTAACATTGACGGTTCCAAACACCTTTTCTACAAGCGGACCAAGATTGACATACACGCTGTCTGTATCACAATACACACAATAATCAACGTCTGTTGTTTTGAGCACCTTGTTCACATACAAGTTAATTGCCTGTGCGGCCCATTTTGTGGATAGCTGTCCTGATGTTGTGATTCCCTCTGCCATGTCACTAATATAGTAGATGAAAAATGCATTGGCTGTACTCCCATAAAGTCCGTTCATTAGAATCTTGATAGACATTTGACTGTTGTGTAGCTGGGTTATCAGCTTTTTCAATCGTACAATTTCGTCTTTCGTTGTTGCTGTCTCAAGCTCAGACTCAGCTATAAGCATGTTTACTTTGATCTCTGCACGCTCGTCGTAGTAGCCTTGAATGATCTGAGGAATGATCCCCTCACGTTCTTTGGAGAAGCACGCTCCATTTGCTGCTACTGCATATTTGGTTGTGTTTCTGTATTTCCCATCAAGTACAATCTGCTGTGACACATCTTCTTTTACGTTGTGTTGATACGTTTCTGGTGACATGTTGTATTGCATCATTAAGTGTGGATAGAGGCTGTTAAGGTCAAAGGACACAACCCAATCCTTCATTCCCTTTTGTGGATCCTTTACATATCCACCAACGATACTCGTTGCACGTTGCTCAGATGTGGACTTGACGAATGGTACACGTCCTTGATCCATTAGAGCTCTGAATATAGTTGTGTCCCACAGTCCCACAGTTCCAAACGCCTCGTTAAAATTCACACCACTCTTGTATGCAACAGTAAACGACAGTGCGAGAAGGGCTGCTTGTTCTTCGAACATCTCAACAAGTCTAGTATCATATAAGTTGTAATCTAATCCAAGCTGATGATATTCGCGATCAGCAAGATCGGAATACTTGCGATGCATTTCAAGCAACTGCTTGTCTGTTAGGTCTTTCATATCTTCCATAGAGTCTCCAAGATTGGTTATTTTTTTGTAGAAGGGGGAACCACAGTACAACGGAACATCAATTCTGACGCTTAACAGAAATTGTAATAGACGCAAACTAGACAGAAAGTCCTCTACGTTGGATCTCTTCTAGTAAAACATCCCTTCGTTTTACATACGTTTCCCCATCTGTCAGTATATCGTCGGGGAGGTCGTGTGATATTTTTACGTCCTTGGCCCCGTCAGAAATGAATCGGTGAGTATCGACTTTGTTTCCGTGTGCCTCATAAGAAAGCTTCTTTGTCCCCAGCACGACTGCAGCGACGTTGTCGAGCTTATATGACTGCATCGTGCCATATTTGTATCCAAACTTCTTAAACGTATTCATGTAATCAACGATACTGATACCACTAATTACATATGTTTTTTGCATCTTCTTGAACATCTCAAATGACCGTTCACGAACGTGGCCCCATGGTGAGAGTCGTTTGACAGCAGCCATTCCGAGTATGTTTTCAATTCTCTTCACAATGTACGCGATGTCAAATAGCTCGACGTTCCATCCTGTGACGACATCTGGATAGTCACTGCACCACAAATCGACAAACCTGTTCAGCATGTCGTACTCTGATTCACATTTGTGGTACTTGATTAATGACGGATCGATTCCTGTAACGGTCTTTTCTGGATCGTAGTCTTTTGTACCGAACATGTAGTAGTTGGATGATTTAGATGATTTAATTGCAACAGACGTAATCTCGTTGTCCGCATTCTCCATATCAGGCTTTTTCTTGCTGATATCTACCTCAATATCGAAAGTAAAGATGTTGATCAGCGAAGGATCAAAATCAATTGTACCAGGATACATGTCATATGTGAAAGATGCGACGTAATTGGTATTGCCACACATGATCATGTTTTGGACGTCTTTATATCTCTCTACAAATTCTGTTGCGCCCTTCATGCTATCACATTGGATAGACTTCAATGGCTTGTCACCTATTAACGATACGTGCGATGGCTTTTGATCCCCATTCTGTCGATCCTCTACATAGAATGTAGGCTGATATTTGACCTTCTTGTAGAACCGTTTGCCGTTGTCATAACCTGTCCATAGTATATCATTTCCATACCGTTCGATCTTTGTATACATCGTGCTGCTCATTATATATCCTTATGTGCGGATTCTTCATTATACGTCAAAACGTATGAAAGATCAATTGCCATCATCTGCTGATTCGGCTACTTGTGTGAAATTCTTTACCTTCTCAAACTTGAGATGGCGGTCAAATCGCTCTGTGAAAGCATCGCCACGATGGGTAATGACAAAGATGTTATCATTTGCGTTCAACCTCTTGAGGATCTCAAGGAGTGAATCGACTCCTTGTGCGTCGCTACCACTGTCGAGTATTTCGTCCAGAATTAACAGGTTGGTTGATACACTGTTTCTTAGTTTCGATAATGCTCTCCATGAGAACAACAAGCTCAGGTTAATTCTCATCTTTTCGCCTTCTGAAAAGGAGCCGAACGAAAATGTATCACGGAATCTACTTTTTATCACTTCATTGAAATTCTCGTCAAGATTAAAGTCTACAAACAACTCGAACCCTGAAAGATACTGGTTGATTAACGTGTTCATTATAGGAATGTAGGTCCTGACAATGCTTGTCTTGATTCCTACATCCTTTAACATCGTTGCTACAACACCAAGAGTCTCTCTTTGTTCGTACAAATCTGTCTGAACACCTTCCAAACCTGTCAAACTTGCTGCATATTCAACAATTCTACTTTGATCGATCTCCTCAACGTCCCTTTCAGCAGATTGTAGCT